AAAGATAAGAAATACGAATTATTACGACAAGGTAGTGAAACATATATACCTGAAGACGAAAGTTTAGATTTTGTCTTTACAAGTCCACCTTACTTTGGGTGGGAAGCATATGGTGATGAACCAGAACAATCTAGTATTAAGTTTGATACAAGTTATATGTGGCGTGAAGGTTTTTTGAAAAAGACTATTGCAAATGCACACAAAGGATTGAAGACAGGTAAATATCTTGCGTTAAACGTTGCAAACACTAAACAATATAAGACCTTTGAAGAAGATACGGTATCACTTGCAAAAGAGGTAGGATTTAAACATGTTGATACATGGTGGTTATCTTTATCAACACAGCAAGGCAAATCAACTGTAAATACATTAGACGGCACCGAAAGTGAAAAGAAACAGAAACAGCAATATATAGGTGAATTTACACGACCTGACATCCCAGGACGTAAATTTGAACCTACTTTTATCTTTGAAAAGTGAGAACAAAGTAAGAACATAGGTGTGCTAACTTGACGCACCTTAATAAATCGTTGAAAAATAACGATTTTAATTTTAGATACTGCTCGTTTTTTGCTTGATTTATTGACCTTTTTAGTGTAGCATAGTCTAATAATTGAGGTTATTATGATTACACAAGAACAAAAAACAAATCTAGCAAAACTACTTGCAACAGAAAACATATCTGTTGAACACAGAAAAGTTGAGACTGCTTATTTCATTCCAAAAACTAGAGTATTATGTCTTCCTGTTTGGGAAGATATGTCTAACGACTTATACGATTTATTAGTTGGGCATGAAGTAGGTCATGCTTTATATACTCCACAAGACGATAAAGAATTTAAAAAAGATAAAATTCCACATTCTTATTTAAACGTTATTGAAGACATCCGTATTGATAAGAAAATGAAACTAAAATATCCTGGTCTTAGAAGATCATATTTTCACGGTTACAATGAATTGATTGAAAACGATTTCTTTAAAACTAAAGAGATTGATGTTAATAAACTAAGATTTATTGATAGACTTAATATGTTTTCTAAATCAGGTCAAAGAGAACAAATAGATTTTTCAGTACAAGAGCAAGAGTTTATTAGAAAATCAGATAATCTTAATACTTGGGAAGATGTTATTGAATTAGCGAAAGAAATATATGCTTATTCGCAAGATGAACAATTTGACGAAGAAGAACAAGAAGCATTAGCGTCACCTAATGGTAATGTGCAATTTGATCCAGACGGTGATGAAGATAGTGGCGAACAAGAAGGAGACAGTAATGAGCAACAAGAGCAAGATCAGGAAACTTCTTCCTCATCTGGATCTAATACTGATAAGTCCGAAGAAGAAGAAAAACAATCAAACGGTTCTTCAAATGACAAAGAAGAAAAAAAAGACAAAAAAGATGAAGAAGTAAAAAAACAATCTGGACCTGGTTCTTCAAATCAAGAAGCAGGTTATGATCCTTCTGCTAACGAAGCGGCAACAGATAGAAACTTTAGTGAAACATCTAAGTCACTTGCAAAAACTAATAAAGAAACGCAAGATAATTATTATGTAACTTTACCTAAGAGATTAGACGCTGTTATTCCTGCTAAAAGACTTATTGATCTTGTTAATACTTTTCAACATAATGATACAGACTATCCTATGAAAGATAGACTTAACGATTTTAAAAAATTCAAAAAAGATAGTTTACGAACTGTTAACTATATGATTAAAGAGTTTGAAATGAAAAAAGCAGCAGACGCTTATACAAGAACTAGAACTTCTAGAACTGGTATGATTAATACTAATGCTTTACATTCATACAAATACAATGAAGACATTTTTAAAAGAATTAATGTAGAACCCGGTGCTAAAAATCACGGTATGATTATGGTGATTGATTGGTCAGGTAGTATGCATGATAAAATTTATAATACTATTGTACAGACAATGAACTTAGTAATGTTTTGTAAAGCAGTTAAAATTCCTTTTGAAGTTTATGCTTTCTCTGATGTTGCTAAACAATACTTTAAAGATAATCCTGAGTATATGTCTTGGGGCGGTACTAACAGATATACTAATTTACCTGTCGTATTAGATAAACCAGATCAATTAATAATGGAAAATTGTAGTATGTTACAGTTTGTTACCTCTGATCTTAAAACTGTACAATATAATGAAGCGATGGCAAACTTACTTGCTATTGCAAAATCACATTCAAACACTAGAAGGTACTCAATTAGACACTATGACGATCCAGTTGAAAAAGATATATATTTACCTAGTTGTATGAGACTAGGTGGTACACCTCTTGATAGTGCGATATTAAACTCTATTGACATTGTTAACAAGTTTCAGACTAAACACAAAATACAAAAAATGAATACTATATTTTTAACTGACGGTTGTGGTCACACATCTAATCAAGTTACTAGTTATGATGAAAAAGGTGAGTTAACATCTAACGGTGTTTATAGTTCCCTTATTAAAATCAAAGACGGTTCTTATACTATCAATTATGGTGACAGAAATGCTAGAGGTACTTTTCAAGCATATCACAAACCTATGTTAGAATACTTTAAACATAAAACAAATTCTAGTTGTATTGGTTATTATATAACTGGTAGAAATTTAAAGTATTGGGACATTGCTACTTTTACTAAAAGTGAATATACTGTTTATGAAGAAGCAAAAAAACAAATGAGAAAAAACAAGTGTGTTACATTACAAAATGTAGGTTATGATGAATTGTTTATTATAACTCAGAACAATTTAAAAGTAGAAGACGAAGAGGTTAACATTACAACAGATATGACTACTGCTAAAATGAAAGCACAGTTTTTGAAAAACTTTAAATCTAAGAAATTAAGTAGGGTTTTACTTAATAAATTCGTAGAAAGAGTAGCATGAGACAAGTTGTCGCTGCTCAAAAAGTGTGTAAGTTATTGAAAAATAACGATTTTAATTTTACGATTATGCTTGACTTTTGCACCCAAATAGTGTAGCATATAGTTATATTTTGATTAAATTTGAAAGGAATATATTATGAACTATGATCAATTAAATAATGAACAAAAAGAGTTTGTCGATTTAGCGTACAAACACTTTGAGAAAGATGAGTTATCTAGAACCGAAATTAATACTTTCGCTAAAGATAACGGTCTTAAATATCCAGCGTGGTTACGATCTGATGAATTTAGATTAACTAGAGGTATTTACAAATTACCTGTTGAAGGTATTGTTAATCCTTCAAAAAATGTGAAACAAAAAGTTTCTAAGAAACCTGATGTTGTTTCAAAACAAATCTCTGTATCACAATCAGTTGCTGATAACTTAGTGCCATCTAAAGAACAAACCTTTGTTCCTTTTGGCAACTATAAAGATATTAAAAATATTATTAAATCTAATATCTTTTATCCTACTTTTATTACCGGTCTCTCTGGTAACGGTAAGACTTTAAATATCATTCAAAGTTGTGCCGAACTAAAAAGAGAACTTATTAGAGTTAACATAACAATTGAAACTGATGAAGACGATTTACTTGGCGGTTTCAGATTGCAAGATGGTGAAACTGTCTGGCATGATGGTCCTGTTGTTGACGCAATGAAAAGAGGTGCTTTACTTCTTCTTGATGAAATAGATTTAGCGTCTAATAAGATTATGTGTTTACAACCTATTCTAGAAGGCAACGGTGTCTTTCTTAAAAAGATAGGTCAGTTTGTTGAACCTAAAGACGGTTTCAATATTATCGCAACTGCCAATACTAAAGGTAAAGGTAGTGACGATGGTAGATTTATTGGTACTAATATTCTTAACGAAGCGTTCCTTGAAAGATTTCCTGTAACGTTTGAACAAGAATATCCTAGTGCTAAGATAGAACAAAAAATATTAGATAACGTTATGTCTCATTATTCACTTAAAGATGATCAGTTTACTGGCAATCTTGTTAAGTGGGCAGATGTCATTAGAAGAACTTTCTATGATGGCGGTGTTGATGAGATAATCGCTACTAGAAGATTAGTACATATCATTAATGCCTTTGCTATTTTCAAAAACAAATTGAAAGCAGTTGAAGTTTGTATTAACAGATTTGATACTGATACTAAAAACAGTTTCCTTGATTTATATACTAAAGTCGATTCCGGCGTTAGTATAGAAGAACTAAATCAAGGACCTTCCGATGATAGTGAGGAGAGTGTTGATCCGATTAATGCTTAAATCTATCGTTCATAATGTAGACCTCAGAGGGGCAGAGCAATCTGTCCCTCTTATAAAAAAGGAGGTGATATATGCTTGAGGTAAAAGTAAGAAACAATAATGTTGAGAAGGCAATCAGACAACTTAAAAAGAAAGTTATGAAAGATGGTCTACTCAAAGAATTAAAACGTAGGCAGTTTTATGAAAAACCTACGTTAAAGAGACAACGTAAGGCCAAAGAAGGTCTTAAACGGTTGGCAAAATTGAGACGCTTGAATGAGCGACTTGATGTATAATAACACTAGTATGAAAGGAGTCTCCACCATGGCAAGACGTAAACTAGCAAACAGCACTAAATTTCTTAATGCTTTATTAAGAGGTAATAGTGTAACTTGGACTGAAGCACAGTCCAAATTTAACCTCTCTAAACCTAGAGCGGTTGTTGATAAAATTCGTGAAGAAGGACATTGTGTCTATATCAACAAAAACAAAGAAGGTACTTATTACAGAATAGGTACTCCATCTAAAGCGTTAATCGCTGCTGGCTTTGCCGCTTTAGAACCATCAGTTTATGCATAAGCATAAATAGTCATGAGGCAATTCGTAAGTCCTCGTGAGTGTTGCCTCTCGTAATAGACAACACATTTAGTCTTTTTTACGGTTTTAGACTTGAAAAAACAAAAACCGTAACTATATAAATAAATGTGATACGCCATTATGGGTATCATTAAGTTAACTTGCTAACAAGGAGGAAACTATGACAAGAAACTTATCAATATGGAACGATCTCAGACCATTTACAATCGGGTTTGACGATCTTTTTAATAGGTTTGATCATTATGTAGATAACAGATCAAACACATTCCCACCATACAATATCGTGAAAGGCAAAGATGATCTCAATTGGATAATTGAAATGGCACTTGCTGGTTATAATAAAAAAGATATTGAGGTGAAATATGCTGACAATACTATCACGATTAAATCAACTCATAAAGACGAGGAAGATAGTGATACAATTCACAGAGGTATCGCTAAAAGACATTTTACTAGATCATTCACAACTGCTGAAGAGGTTGAAGTAAAAGGTGCTGAAATGAAAGATGGTATGTTATCAATTGCATTAGAGAAAATTTTACCTGAAGGTAAAAAACCTAGAACAATTGATATTGCATAATTGATAGGGGCGGATTAATTCCGCCCTAAATAACTATATGATGGATTATTATGAAAAACTGGCAACACGGATTTGAATTAGATTATCTTATCTCAATACAAGATAGATATAAAGAACATAACACTTACGCATTAGGACCTTTTCTAGAGGTTAAGAAAAATAGTATTGCGGCAGCATTACATGAGAATAAACTTTTACTTACTGAGAACGGTGCAATATCTGTAGCAGAAAGTAAAGTTAAATCACCTATCACAATGCATGGTGATACAATTATAGGTTACAAACAACCAGGTGACATTACATTTTCTAAGATAACAAATTTTGATCAAGAAATAAAAGATACAGTATATGCAAACTTAGGTAATAACTGTTGGTTATTTACTTGGGCAGAGTGGCAAGAAGCAAATGACTTTGCATTAGAAAATGGTTTTGATTATGTAGGTTGTAAAGTTAGTTCCTTTTCAGAAATACAATCAGTATATTATAGAGACGCAATCAACGTATTAGAACCTAGAGAACATCCAAAATTATTAGGTGCAGAAACTATCAATATTAAAAAGATAGGAAAAGGAATAGACACAAATAAAATAAGAGAAGAACTAGAACAAATAGAAATAGAATATACCAATCATTATTCAAACTATAATAAAAAAGGTTCATGGTCAGCAATATCACTAAGAGGTTACAAAGATGATCCTAATTTTATTGCAAAACCTGTAGAAATGAATAAGAAATGGAAAGCAGATAACGTAGATTGGAAAGAATTAACTTGTGAAGATACATCATTGAGAGAAAAGTTTCCATATGTTAATCAACTGTTATCAAAATTACCTACAAACAAAATAGAAAGAATTAGATTTATGTCTCTTGCACCAGGCGGTGGTGAATTACAAAGACACACAGACCAAGTTGATCCTGACTTAGGTGTTAATGACGGTAGAATTATGAGATTACATATACCTGTTATTACTAATCCTAAAATGGAATTTACTTCTTGGGACATGCATGGTAAGAAACATGTTAAGAATATGAAAGAAGGTGAAATGTGGTACTTAGATATTCGCAAACCTCATATGGCAATCAACAAAGGTGATGAAACTAGAATACATTTAGTTGTTGATGTAGAAGCAAACGAAGACATGAGAGCAATGTGTTAACACCAGTAATAGAAAAAAATAATATCTATTACAAGAGAGACGATTTGTTTAGTCCGTACGGTGATGTTAACGGTGGTAAAGTAAGACAAGCAATTGCTTTATTTGAAAGATATAAAGACAAATGGCCAGGTGTTATTGCATCCGTATCTGTACATTCGCCTACAGGTCCTGTTATTAGTAGAGTAGCAAAGGCATTTAATAAACCTTGTATTATCGCAATAGGTGGTACTAAACCTGAACTGTTAGATAAACTACCCATGATGAAACTAACAAAACACTTTGGGGCAGATGTTAGAATAGTTGCAGGTCATGGAATGAAAACAGCAATCAATGCTCGTGTTAATGAGATATGTAAACAAAATGATTATCATAACATTGATTATTCTCATCACATTTTTCACGATAACGAATTGATGTTTGATACAAACGCTCAACAAGTAGAAAATATACCAGACGAAATAGATACGTTAGTTATGTCATGTGGTGTTGGTATACAATTCTCTTGTGTGTTAAGAGGTTTAAAAAAGTTTAATAAAAAAGTAAAAAGAATTATAGGTTTAGGTGTAGGACCTGATAGAACTAAAATGATAAGAGGTTATTTCGATATAGATTTTAAACCTGAGTTTGAATTTATTCCTGTCAAGACAGCATACTCTAAACCGTGTGTACAAAAAGTAGATGATTTTTTACTAGATGATTTGTATGAGGCAAAAGCACATAAATGGATGTTAGAAAATTTAGACTTAAAACAAAAAATATTGTTTTGGTGTGTAGGAAGGAGACTATTAAAAGATGAAGTGGAATCAATTTGTTCAAGATGACGCATTTAATATATTACCAAAGATAGATAACGAAAGTGTTGATTTAACGTTTACTTCTTTACCAGATATATCACAAGGACCTTGGGGCAGTAATATAAAAGACTATCAAGAATTTCAAAATAAATCGTGTGATGAAATGGCAAGAATAACAAAGTCAAAAGGTTTTGTAGTTATTAGTCAAACAGATAGAAAGATAAATGGTGAGATATTACCTAATCATATAACTTATTATCAGGCAATGATACGAAATGGATTTAAATTAAAAGACTATAAAATAATGGTAAGAAATAATCCTGTAGATAAAAGAGATATGTATTATTTTAATTATCAACATACATTAGTCTTTACCAAAGAAGGCACGATTAAAAGAAGTGGTGATTGGTTAAAGAATATAATGATATATGAAACACAAAGACTAGGTAATATAAAAGGACCTTTTAATCTATATGTGTGGAATAATGAATTTATAAAACTGATATTAGAATATCTATCTAAAGAAGGTGATAAAGTTATCGACCCATTTGCAGGTTCTGGTGTAGTGCCATTTATTGCAAAGAAAATGAAACGTAAGTATTTAGGTATAGAGTTAGACAAAGAAGTCTATGATAAATCGTTATTTTTTAGAACAGAACCATTAGAGGAATATATCGCTTGACCTGGACGTCAAAGTATGATATAATGTGAAACATGTATAAATTTAAAGAAAACATAATTCTTGATGAAGTGAAAAGATATATTGATGAGACCTATTCGTCTCATTATTCTACAACACAGAAACAAGCAACAGAAATCATTATCGACCAAGGACACGGTGAAGGTTTTTGTATGGGCAATATTTTAAAATATGCTCAACGATATGGTAAGAAAGAAGGCAAGAATAAGAAAGACCTTATGAAAGTTATTCACTATGCCATAATACAATTGTCCCAAGATCATTACAAGAACGATAAATCTTTAATGGATACTTTGCAAGAAGATTTACTACAATATGATACAGGTAAATTTACTAATACAAAGACAGGTGAAACAGCACCTTTACGTTCCGTAATGTCTGAAAAATTAACTAACCCTAATGACTAAGGAGAATATATAATGAAACTAAGTGACGCAACTAAAGAGATACTAAAAAACTTTAGTGAGATAAATCCTAACCTGATGATTACACCAGGTAGAGAAATCAAAACTATCTCAACTATGAAAAACATATTAGCAACTGCTGGTGTAGAAGAAAACTTTCCACAAGAGATTGCTATATATGATCTATCAGAGTTTCTAGGAATGTTATCGTTGTTTAACAAACCTAGTTTTGCCTTTGACGATAAGTCAATGACAATCAACGAAGAAGGCACATCAACAAAATCAAAATATTATTTTGCTGATCCTTCTATTTTAACAACACCACAAAAAGATGTTAAAATGCCTGCCACAGAGGTAGAGTTTACATTAACTGAAACAGACTTATCTAAAACTAAGAAAGCAGCAGCAATGTTGCAGTTACCAGATATCTCTATCAAATCAGTTGATGGTGACATCATCATGTCAGCGATTGACAAAAAGAATGATACGGCAAATACATATGGCGTTAAAGTAGGTACAACTGATAAAAAGTTTGACTTTCACTTTAAAACGGAACATTTCAAAATGTTACCTGGCGATTATAATGTTTATATATCTTCAAAACTTATTTCTAATTTTAGACACAAAACAAAAACAATACAATATTGGATTGCGTTAGAGAATACAAGTAAATATGAAGGTTAATAATGGACAATTTATTATGGGTAGAGGCGTATAGACCCTCTACAATTGACGAGTGTATTTTACCTGCCGAGATAAAAAACACATTTAAATCTATACTGAAACAAGGCGAGATACCTAATCTCTTATTGACAGGTACTGCCGGCACAGGTAAGACTACAGTTGCGAAAGCATTATGTAACGAACTTGATTTAGACGTTATGATGATTAATGGTTCTGACGAAGGTCGATCTATTGATGTTGTAAGAAATCAGATCAAAGCATTTGCTTCTACTGTAAGTTTATCTGAAACAAATAAACCTAAAGTCGTTATTGTTGACGAAGCAGATTATATGAATGCCGAGAGTGTTCAACCTGCTTTGAGAAATTTTATAGAAACGTTTAGTAACAATTGTAGATTTATATTTACATGTAATTACAAAAACAAGATTATTCCTGCAATACATTCAAGAT